TGGAGCGCTTCTGCCCTGTCCCTCTTACACAAGGTATGTTTGACGGCCTCGTTAGCTTTAGTTTTAACGTCGGTTTGGGAACACTCCAGCGTTCGACGCTTCGTCAAAAGTTGCTTCGGGGTGACAAAGAAGGCGCTGCCGAAGAACTTCTAAAGTATTGCATGGCAGCAGGAAAAGTCCTGAGAGGCTTGCAAACCCGACGCATAGACGAGCGTCGCTTATTCCTTAGTTAACGCCCTGTACGCCTCAATAGCGGTCTTTAGATCGCATTGCAACTGTTGAATGCGGTCATCTTGCTCACACAACTTGGCGTAGGCTTCGTTGGCAAACTTAACCAAGTTAGCCTGGCTCCATGTCTGAAAGTCTGGTTTGTTAATCATTGGATTCCTTTTTAGACGGCGCGTCTAGTTCAAGGCGGTAATACTTGGCCGGCATCTTAGCGTTTTTATCCAGTTGTTTGCGCAGCCATTCAGCGCCACCAAGTTCTTGCAAGATCAGCCAGTGTCTATCTGACATTCGGACTTGTCGGCCTAATAAGGGTTCAGGTGGTTTCGGTCTTGGCATTTTGTCTCAGGTGTTTACCAGTTGTTCGTCTAATCCAGCAAAGTTGGCAAATCCACTTATGCCCCATTTCAATCCCACCCTCCGGTGGTTTGACTTCATCACATTTATTACAAGATCGTAATCTATGAACGGGCTGAGTTTTGCCTAGTTCGATTGGATACATTCCCACTCTCTTTCGTTTCTACCTGAATTTGATTTCACGGTGTTGCCTGTCAATTGGATAAGCCCAATGACTTTCATTTCGTTTAAACGCCTAGCTACCTGATTAGGGTCTAAGTCTGTGCGGGCTGAAATTCCATCTTTTCCCAAAGCACCGTATTTTTGAAGGCAATCAAAAATAGTTTGGTGGTGCTGAGACGCAACGTCTTTAATTGACTCTGCTGCCTCAAACGATGTAAGAGGATCATTTGCTCTAACTCTTGGAAAATCGGTAAATATTTTGTCAAACATTGCTTTGTAGTCCATGATTACTCCTAGAAGGTGGGGGTACTAACTGCTCGTCTGCAAGCTAGGAATTTCCTTTGCGCAGCTTTCCCCCCATTATTCAAAATGGGATATCTTCGTCTTTTGATGAATCTTTAGCTTTAGGTGTGTTCAAGTAAGCCCAGCCGTTCCAACCGCCATCAAGAAGTGGGACGCTATCAAGTTTAAGCATTGGCCCGTTCTTTGTCTCAATGACTGATCCAATGGTTTGGTAGCGAGATTTTTCTTGACCCTCTTTGTTTTTGTATTTACCAGAAACAATTGTAATTTCGTATAGTTTAGACATTTTTAATTTCCATAAGTTGAGCAATTTTGATATCAAGTTCATTTAAGAATTTGACGATTTCATCTTCCATTAGTCTGATATACATGTTATCCCTTGGGACACGTTTAACAAACAATTGAAGTTCTGGGGGTAGACGATTGTCAAAAGACACAAAGTCACACCAACTACGGTTTGTGCAAGCCATTTGGAATTGCATTTGCGTGTTGTACTTACCTGGCACGGTTTGACTTAACAAAGTCTCTATGTGCGTGGCAGTGTTAGGGCATTTAATCTCTAACAAGCCATCGTCACCAACCAAGCCATCAGGGGATGCTCCGGCCATAATGATTGATGGATGGGGAATAAACCCTACCTCATCTACTAGAACGTCGTGCAAAGCCTCATAAGATGCTCTAGCAAGGGGTTCTGTTTCTGTGCCGTGTTGCATAGCAGAATTGGTAAAACTATCCCCTTTCTGACCTGTCAGGCGCTCACAAACCAGTTGCGCCATGTAGTTGTCTCTGGTTGCTGAATAGCCTGTTTTAGTCTTGGCAAGCACATCAGCCACACGGGATGCGGTGACTTTGCCAATTCTTGCTGCAAACCATTCGTCTGTGCCCTGCTCAATCATTTCAATCATTATTTCTCTCCTTTATGTCATAAAACCAATCATCACCCGCAGACCATTTGCGAGTACCGTCAACAGTCCACATAGACTTAGCAGCCTGAAAGTCAGGAAACTTTGTCTCAGCAGGGATAAGACTCTGGTCATACCAAAGGCATCGATTGTTTGGCTGGCAAGCAAACTGGCCATTGTCCAAAGCAATCCAGTTAAACGACTTGTGTTCCTCGGCCTGCTCAGTAAACCCTGTGTCTACTTCCATGCCATCAGCACAAAAATCTACGGTAAACAAATAGCGCCCAAAGTGCCATTCTTTATCTTTGCCTAAGAACTTAATCCCAAGGTTACGCAAACCAATCTTTTCAATGATGGTAAAGCGATAACCCATGCAGTCCCAAAGCTGAAGCGTATCGACTGGCAGATCGCCATGTTCTAAATGCCAGACATAAGCATGGATAGGCAGTTTGTCGTACAGAGCGCCATAAGCAGGCAGTAGTGACTCAATGCGAAACACTTGGCCACGCAATGCTTTCAAACTTACCCAAACCGCAGGCTCATACTCGCCATGACCTTTTTGAAAGTTGTAAAGGAATTCTTTACGAACAAAACATTTAAGTGGTGGCAATGATGCAACGATGTAACTCATGTGTTTTTTTCTTTTAGTTTGGCTTCAATGGCTTGCATTAAATCTACCCATGCAATATCAGATAAACCTAATCTTTCCCCAATTTCAAAAGTATCTTTAGGTGTCAGCCCAACCCACTCACGTTTTGGCAACGGATGCCCTGCTTGCTTGTAGGCTTCCTCAAGCCAAAATTGCGCTTGTTTTTTGTGGTAATCACAGTTTGTGCAAGGGCGAATGTATTCTTGAATGTCATCATCATCGTTTTTTTTCATAATTTCCCCTTTGCTTCGTCTTTGGCTGCAATGACTTTCATTTGCCAGGCTTTGTCACCATCACAAGCTGAGTAAGCTATTTTGTAAGCTAACTTCAGTTCGTCTTGTGTGGTGGCGTTGTGGATGGCCAAGAACAAGTCTGTCATTGTGTTTGCGTCAATGGTTGACTCAGGCTCTTCACCTTGTGGCAAATCATCACCGGCGTAGATGTATAACGCGAGTCCATGCAAGCTAAGTGCTTTGGTCATACAACGCATAATTGATGTGTTAACTTGGAAAGCATCAGGGTTCACAATAGGTTTATTGCGGTGATCTATCACGGGAAGCTGGCAAGTCATTGGCTTATCAAACATTGTGACTGTGACCCAAACCATTGCCGTGCCATTGATGTCCATAAAACATTTGTCACCAAACATTTCTACTTTGAACGTGGCTTTAGCGTCAGCTTTGAGTGCTTCAGCCCATGCCCAAGCCCATGACAAATAGGTTAGGTTTGCTTTTTTTTCTGTATGCTCATTGACATTCAGTTTGAGTAATTCTTGGACGTTCATGCTTCTTCCTTTAAATAAACCGTTAGGCGTTTGATTCGGTCTGCGTGGTAGTCACACATACGCTTTGCATATTCCTGTGCGCTAAGAGCCACTAATAGCTTGCGGTGTGCCATTTCAAGTTCTGAAACCGCCAGTTCTTTGGCTGATGGCAAGCGGAAGTAATCTTTTAGTTTGTCAATCATTAGCCTCTCCAAGCAAGCATTACACCAATACCGCCAAAGATGACGATGGCAAGCACACATTCAACAAGTGTTTGAATAATCTTAGATTTCATTTTTTTCTTTCAGCATACGAGCGTGGTGAATTTTGGCTTCTGACACGATGTGCTCAAATTCGGATAAAGGCAGATCGCAAGAAATGTCATCACCGTTTAAGTTGTAGACAGACACGTCATAGATTTCTGCCGTGTTGTGGTCATGGGGCAGATTGTTTTCTGCTGGGTAGTAGTCATAACCTACTTTGACTTTCTCAATGGTTACGCAATTGTCGTAAGAGACAAATTCGTCAAAGTAGTATTGGAGTTTGTAGTCAATCATAATTAACCGTTCCAATATTGATTAAATGACATAGGTTCTACATAAGCATTCCATGTTTGAACATCAGGAAAAACTGCGTAAATATCCATCCAATTTGTTGTTTGACCAATTTCAAGAACTCTGCCATCAGCAAGCTGAAAGCATTTGCTTCGGTTGTCAAAAACACGATGGCCTTGGATTGGTTCTGCGCCAATCATGTTGGGGCGAGAAAGTGGCCGTTCTGGTTGCACCACATCAGGGTTTTTAATTTGCCAATCGGCTAAATATGATTTGTAAGCGTCACTCATTTGCTTTCCTAAAAAGACCCCGAGAAGTTCAGGGCATGCCGTGATTATAACGCAACTTATATCCAAGTCAACTGTGGGGTTATTAGTTGGCTAATATATAATTCCCGCATGGACAAAAATAAGTTTATTGCATTAGCAGGCTCACAAAATGAGCTTGCAAAACTGCTGGGCATCAGCCAAGCGGCTGTGTCTCAATGGAAAACTGTTCCACAAGCAAGAATTTGGCAATTAAAATTGTTGCGTCCTAATTGGTTTTTAGAGTAAGATCATGCAAACACTTGGCGGTGTTAATGTAGTAGGGTTACACATGAAGTCTGCTGGTTACTACGCCAGTCCGCCAACATCCGCAAGGGTGAGACTTCAGGTGTAGCCCTTTTTTTTGGGCTTTTATGAAAATTAAAAATTGGACAAAGTTTCAGCATTTCAAGGACAGGCGGCCTCCTTGGGTAAAGCTGTATCGTGACATTCTTGACGATCTTGAGTGGCATGAATTAGACCCATTAGCCGCCAAAGTGTTGGTCATGCTTTGGTTAATAGCCAGCGAGAACGATGGGCACATTCCTGACAACAAAACTCTTGCTTTTCGTCTTAGATTGACAGAACTGAAAACAAAAGAAATCATTATCAAGTTGTCTCATTGGTTGGAACATGATGATATCAATGCGATATCAGAGCAATATCAATGTGATAGACCAGAGAGAGAGACAGAGACAGAGACAAAGAAAGAGACAAAGAGAGAGATAGCAACAATTGTTGCTTGCCCCCCAGATGTTGATCAGCAAATTTGGGACGATTGGAAACAGTTACGCAAAGCTAAGAAAGCCCCTGTTACAGAAACCGTGGTTAACAGCGCACGAAAAGAAGCGGCCAAAGCAAACATGGCGTTCAGCGACTTCTTAAGTGTTTGGTGCGCAAGAGGGTCACAAGGTTTACAAGCTGATTGGTTAAAGCCTGATGAGAAAAATTTAAGCAAGACTGGTCAAATGAATCAAAGGGTGATTTCTGGTCTTACCCGTGGCCTTATTGGAGGACAAACCAATGTCAAATTACTTGGAAACTGATTTTTGCAACCAAGACGAAGGACTTGATTACATTTTTGGGCGAATGATGGCCATTTATGGCGCACCGTTTAACCGTCATTTTGATGGCCTTGACCCTGAGTTTGTACGCCAAGAGTGGAAGGGTCAGATTGGTCGATTTTTGACATACCGTCCAAGCATGGACTTTGCCATTGACAAGCTAAATGAGGAATTTGTGCCAAGCGCTATCAAATTCAGAAATTTGTGCAATCAAGGCCCAGAAATTCCCGTCAAGCCATTACCCCAAATTGAACGCAAGATGACTATCCATGAGCAGATTGAGAGCGATAGGGTCAAAGCTGAAGCGTTGGCAAAATTGGCAGCACTAAAAAAACATTATGGTGGCAGATCATGAACGATTTGTTTGATAAGTACCCTGAATGGGTAGGAATGCCAGAGTTTGTTCAAGAAAAGAAAGCACCATTTAAAGAAATTATTGTTCGTTTTGAAACTGAAGATGATTTTGTGGAGTTTCAGCAGCTGATTAACCAAAAAATGACAATTAAAACCAAAAGCATTTGGCATCCATTTAAATCACATTGGGGATTGGCAAAAAAGGTTTACAAAGATGCTGCCTAAATTTCCTGTTTACATTGTGTCTAAAGGCAGATACGACAATGGATTGACCACAAGGGCGTTGCATGAAATGGGTGTGCCGCACTTTATCGTGGTTGAAGAGGATGAGGTGCATCTGTACAAGGCGGGCCGGTGTTATGGGGAAATCTTGGTTTTGCCACCGATTTACAAGGCTGAGTATGAGTTGTGTGATGGAGGTGGGTTTGGGAAGAGCACGGGGCCAGGCCCTGCGCGTAACTTCTGCATAGACCACTCAATCTGGCTTGGCTTTGACCGCCATTGGGTCATGGACGACAACATCGACGCTTTCCACTATTTAAACCGCAACGAAAAGTTTGAGGTCAGAACTGGTGCAACATTAAAGGCTGCCGAAGACTTTGTCTGCCGTTACTCAAATGTGCCCGTATCTGGCCTGAACTACTACTCGTTTTGTAAAAAAACAGACCCCGTGCCACCATACATTTTGAATACCCGCATTTACTCATGCCTGCTTATTGAAAACAAATCTGGCTACCGCTGGCGCGGACGGTATAACGAGGACACTGATTTAAGTCTAAGAGTATTAAAAGATGGGCTATGCACCATCCAATTTAATGCTTTTTTATGCGGGAAAATCACCACTCAAAGGATGCGTGGCGGTAACAGCGCTGATTTTTATGATGACGAAGGAACTTTACCAAAAAGTAAAATGTTGGCTGACTTACACCCTGATGTGGCAAAAGTTGTCTTTAAATTTAATCGTTGGCATCATCATGTCGACTACTCGCAATTTAAAAATAACAAACTTAAAAAACTTGTTGACACATCAACTATGCAAAAAATAAACAATTACGGGTTAACCCTAGTAAATTTATGAACGATTTTAATTGGCCAACAGATGACTCCAAAAGAATTAGAACACTTCAAAGACTGCGAAGCCAAGGAGTGGACGAGGCGGTACAAGGCCAAGAAATCGACGATTGGCTCAAAGAAAGCGTTGCTTTGGTGGCAAGGAGTCTTGTTGGACTTGCAACGAATCAGAGGCGAGTGCGCTACTTTGGATTTGAGACAACGCATGAACAACCAGAAAGATAAAAAATGATTCAAATCATGTTTACTGTTTATGGTGAACCAGTGGCCAAGGGCAGGCCAAGGTTTTCCACAAGGGGCAAATTTCCTGTTGCTTACACCCCAGAAAAGACAAAAACCTACGAATCCGAGGTTGGAATGATGGCAAAGGTAGCAATGGGTGCTTCAGAAGCCTTAAAAGGGGCTTTAGAGGCGTTTATTTACGTTACCTTTCCCGTTCCTACCTCTTACTCAAAAAAACGCACTGAGGCTTGTTTAAACGATTCTGAGAAACACACCAAAAAGCCTGATCTGGACAACGTGGTCAAGTCAGTGATTGATGGCATGGACAAGATCGTGTTTGAGAACGACTCGCAAATCACGTCAATTCATGCGACTAAGGTCTACGGGCAAGTGGCAAAGGTAGAAGTTGTAGTGAGGCAAGTATGAAAGCCCCTTACAAGGCCATTGAGTTTATATTGGAGCAATCTCCAAAGTTCGCTGTAGCGAAATCACAACGCATTTACCTAGAGGAGTATCGCAAGACAAAGAAGGCTTTGCTCATGAAAGACGCAATGACAAAGGGCTTTGACTCTGCTGTGTCACAAGAGAGGGAAGCGTATGCACACCCTGAATATCAGGAACTATTGCAGGGACTGGCTGCGGCCATCGAAAGTGAGGAGACACTTCTGTGGAAACTGAGGGCGGCTCAAATGAAGGCCGATATATGGCGATCAGAGCAGGCAAGTGAGCGTCTAGGGGTGAAAACAACCGAATGATGTATCCGAAGCACAATTACGTCAGAAGCCAAAAGCTGCTGAAATTGGTGGCCAGCCTAGACTGTCAGTTTTGTGGGGAATCGTATGGAATTCAGGCAGCGCACTCAAATTGGGGTGGGGGTAAGGGAAAAGGGATTAAGGCAGACGACAACTTAGTGGCTGCTTTGTGTCTGAAGTGTCATTACGAGATAGACCAAGGGGCGCACATGACAAAAGAAGAAAGAAAAGAAATGTGGTTAAAAGCGCATAGAGCGACGGTAGAGACGTTGGGAGACAGATGGCCAACAGAAGTTCCCAAACCAGTGGTAGGATAGAAGTGCAGTTGCCATTCGCTGCATTCAGGGAAAGCGCCAAAAGCGTGAGTACCTATTTTTTTTAAGGAGTTTACAAGTGACTAAAAACTTGGCGCAAGATGTTGCAGTTAAGAAACACGCAGGCGGTAGACCTGTCACATATGGGATGGACAACCCATGCTGGCAAACAATGTGTGAACTGATATCTGAGGGTAAGAGCCTGAGTAGCGCATTAAAGACATCAGACAAGATGCCAAGCTATCAACTGGTGATGCAAAACCTGAGAAACAACCCAGAATTCAGAAGCATGTACGAAAAGGCCGTAGAAAGCCGAGCAGACAGACTAGCAGAAGAAATCATAGAACTAGCAGACCAAGAAATGCCAGAAGGACTAGAAGGCCCAATGGCAAGCGCTTGGGTACAACAAAAGAGAATGCAAGTAGACGCAAGGAAGTGGGTAGCAAGCAAACTAAAACCAAAAACATACGGGGACAGGATAGACGTAGCAGTAACAGACAACAGAATAAGCGTCATGGATGCCTTAAAAGAAGCAAAG